TTCTATGAACCCGATGTTTATCAAGCAGGTTTAGACGGTAGAGATGAACACATAGAAAAACATTCAATAGGCAGTGTCGAGTTTAAACCAAACAGACTATTGATGTTTGACGGAAGAATACCTCATGGTGCAGATGCACCAACTTCTAGAGCCAGATATGCAGATAGATGTTCTATAGTACTTAGAGGCGATGAGATAGAACTTATTGAAAAGGAAGAATTATATAATGCCAACGATAGATTTCACTACATTTAACGAAGAGAGTCTTAGAGACTTTAAACCAGTTTTAGCTAAATCTCTAGCACCCGAATGGTTTAAAAAGATGAAAGTCTTTCAACACGATAGGGGTAAGAGAATGCAAACTATTCGTGCTTGCCCTGCTATGGATGACTGGTTAAAATCTGGTTGGTTGATTCTTGCAAATAGAGACATGGAAGTTAATGTAGATGGTCCTTTTACATATACAAAAGATACTGAATTAGGCAAACAAGGCACGGCATCTCCTTCTCACCCATCAGCTCAGTTTGGTTATGCATTTAGTTATCTAGGTGAAGAAGGTCCAATCAAAGATGCATTTAAAATGAGAAGTGCCTGGAACATAATAACACCCAAAGGATACTCATGTTTTTACTTAGACCCATTTCTATTTCAAAACAATCACTTTGCTACATGGCAAGGTGTTATAGATACAGATGACTTTAATGTCAATCAAGACAATTCACAAATTATTTTTTATCCTAAAGTTAATCATTCGTTTATTATACCAAAAGGAACTCCTTTAGTTCAAATCATACCGTTCAAAAGAGAAGAGTGGGTGGCGACATATCAATTAAAAGATGAGAAGGCCTGGCACAACGACAGAGGCGAAAACAGACATCAAGATATGCCTGGAATGGATGAAATAAATAGAACTAAGTACAATAAACTTCAAGATGAGAATCCAAATCATATGGGTGCTTACAGAACTGAGGGTCATTGGAAAAGTAAAGGTAAAAACTTTAAAGAAATGGAACCACCACCAGAGTGTCCGTTTCATAAAGGAGATGTAGATGGCGATTAAATTATTCAGTCCAGCAGTAATAGTAGTGAGACGATGGTTAGACGAACCAGATGATAAAGTAGAAGGACTTACTCCTGAATATTTTGCACTATTGAAGAACGAAATGGATGCGATGAGAACAAGAGACCCACAAGGCAGAAAGAGGTCTAATGCTGGTAATGGTTGGCAGTCAAATGATGGTATAGATAATAATCCCATATTCAATAAGTTGATGAGAAACATTAAGAAGATGGCTCAAAACGAGTTGTTAGGATTCTGTGGATTTAAACCTGGCGAAGGTGAAATAGACCAACATAATGCTTGGGGAAACATAAACTACAAAAATGGATCCAATCAACCACATTTACATAATGGGTGTAGTTATTCTGGTGCTTGTTATATTCATGCAGAAGGTGATGAAGGTGATATTAGATTTATAGAGACATCAAAACATTTTGTGGGTATGCCTGTAAATACTCCTAGAATGGAAGAATCGTGGGCTGTAGCACCTAGAACAGGAGATATACTTTTGTTTCCTAGTGGATTGATGCATATGGTAGCAACAAACACGACAGATAAAGATAGATACAGTATTTCATTTAACATGGATATAAGAAGTGCAGACAATTCAGATATTTTTATCGATGAGGATGAAGCAAGACAAGAGAAAATGGATAATATTTTCAAAACAGACCACTTTGGTAAGCTTATTCAGTAGCACATATTCATAAATAAGAGTATGGATATAGTCGTAGACCCACATTTACTTTGGAACATCGTTTTAACTGTTGTTGTAGTTCCTGTCGGATGGATGATTCGAGGAATCTTTGCTGAACAGAAAAGAATGGATATTCTAATTAACAAAACACGAGAAGAAATTGCCAAAGAGTATGTTACCAGAGAACAAATGGAACAGACATTTCAGCGTATTATAGACTCAATCGAGCGTATAGACGAAAAGATAGATAGACTTCAAACTAAAACTTTTTTCCAAGATTAGATTTCATATAAATAGTAGTATAAACAGGAAATACTACTATGGCAGCTCCAAACAGCAAAGCAACATTTAAAGAATACATCAAGAGGAAACTTGGTGCTCCAGTCTTGGAAATCAATATTGATGATGACCAATTTGACGATAGAATAGACGAGGCACTGCAATATTTCCATAACTACCATTACGATGGTACGATGAAAACTTATCTCAAACATCAAATGACTTCAGTTAAGAAAGTTGCAATGAAGACCAATGAGACTGAAACAGAATCAGCAGCTGGTACCCACGCATACGCAGACGAAGAATTTGCAATGCAACAAAACTACATAGTCTTACCAGAATCAGTTACGGCTGTAATGAACATATTTCCATTCAACGATAAGTCAGCACTTAATATGTGGGACATAAGATATCAGTTAAGACTAAATGACTTATACAGTATGAATGCTACTAATTTACTACATTACGAAAGTGTTCAACAACAGATTCAAACAATGAATCACATTCTTATCGGAAGAACACCAATCAATTACAATCAACATCAAAATAGATTATATCTTCATATGGATTCAAATATGATAAATGATAATGAGTGGTTGATTATCGAATGTTACAGAAAAATAGACCCAAATAACTTTACAGATGTATACAATGATATGTGGTTAAAGAAATATGCAACTGCATTATGTAAATATCAGTGGGGTGAAAACTTATCTAAGTTCTCTGGTATCGCACTGCCAGGTGGTGTAACACTAGACGGACAACAGATGAAACAAGAAGCTCAAGAAGAGATAACAAGACTCGAAGAAGAGTCAAGACTAAATCATGACATGTTACCTATGGATATGATTGGATAATTAAATTATGCCAACTAATGTATTTTTTAACCATGCAGTAAACTCTGAACAACATCTTTACGAAGATTTAGTTGTAGAGTCACTTAGATTCTATGGTCACGACTGCATGTATCTACCTCGACAAGTTATCGAAGAGGATAGTATACTCAATGAAGATGTTCAATCTAGATTTGGTGATGCATACGGTGTTGAGATGTACATCGAAAATACAGATGGATTCGAAGGCGAAGGAGACTTAATGTCTAAGTTTGGTCTACAGATAAGAGACCAGGCAACATTCGTAATATCATTAAGAACATGGGAAAGATTCATATCATTAGATTCAAACCTTGCAACATCATTTAGACCCAACGAAGGAGATTTAATTTACTTCCCTCTTAGTGGTTCAATGTTTGAGATAAAATTTGTAGAACATGAAGACCCATTCTATCAAGTAGGTAAACTATTTGTATTTAAGATGAGATGTGAACTATTCGAATATAGTCAAGAAGACTTTGACACTGGTGTTGGTGATATAGACCTCATAGAAGACGAACAGGCATACTCATTAAATATGACAATGAACAATGGAAATTCTCAAGACTATATTGCTAATGAGACACTTTCTCTTAGTGGTACAGTTGTTGCAGAAGTCGTATCTTGGAATCAACCAACAAGTAAACTACTTGCAAAAGATATCACAACAACACTACAAGTTGGCGATGTATTAAATGGTGCCAATGGTGCAACATTTACAATTGCATCTATTGACGATAGAATGACATTTAACAATGATGCAGCTGCTCAAAACTTAGACTTTGAGAATAAAGATTCATCATACTTAGACTTGAGTGAAACAAATCCATTCGGAGAACCATAATGTTCGGAACATATTTTTACAATGAAACTATAAAGAGATGCGTATCAGTCTTTGGTACAATGTTCAATAATATAGAGTTTAAGAAAGTTAAGGCAGACGGAACAATTCTATCTTCTCCTATGGTACCAATATCATATGGACCAAAACAGAAGTTCTTAGATAGAATATCAGAAGAAGCAAATCTGTCTGATAAGAATAGGAGTGCAATATCGTTGCCAAGGATGGCATTTGAACTTACAGGTTTTGAATACGATGTGCAAAGACAACAGAATAAACTCATAAGAGCTGTCAAACCCATCACCGAATCAAATGGCAAGAAAGGGTTTCAATACGCACCTGCACCATACAACTTGAATTTTACATTGTCTATTCTAACTAAGAACATGAACGATGCACTACAAATAGTAGAACAAATACTACCATATTTTCAACCAGAGTATACAGTCACAATGAAAATGGTTGATACAATGGCAGACCATAGAGATGTGCCTATAGTTTTAAACTCTGTATCATTTCAAGACGATTATGAAGGTTCTTTTGAAGATAGAAGAGTCATAGAGTATACTTTAGACTTCACAATGAAGACATACTTCTTTGGTCCTATCTATACTGGTAACATCATTAAGAATGTTGTTGAAAGAACTTACATTGGCGACAACTCTAATACATTCTCATCATCAACAATAGGTGCCTCAGGATTAGTCAAAGAGGTTAAACACTATGAACCTGCATTTGCAGAGTCATCTAATGCAGTAAGTAACAGTACGACA